AAGCCAGGTTACATCGTATGGAATCTCCTTATGCAACATACGTGTAATTACACTGTAATATATACGTAATAATAACGTGTAGTTGCTCGGGCGCGGTAATTACCGAGGGTATCAATAATTTTCATTTCGTCAACTCCTTTTTTTATCCAACACAATCGCCGTCATCCGCCTGGCAAAAATAACCTTGCTGATCGAACACCCAATCGCTTTGTTTACTTACATAATTTTTAAGATTAGTTAGCGGCCGTTCTTTATTAAAAAAGCCATAATCACCCCGACTAGCGTATTCTTGTTCCTTGTTTTCCCACCATGCGTATCGTTGCGGATGTTCTCTTAACAGCATGACTTGATGTGCCTCTGACTTTAGAAAACATCCATCACAATTTCCGTACATTGTCTTTCCGTTAATAACCGGCAGCTGTAATGAAAAATCTTGTTGTGACCAAAAGGCATCAATCGTTTTTTTTGTAACCTTTGCCGGAACGAGCGGCCTCCAGGGAGTTATAATATTATCTATTTTTTTGTCTTTAAGTCTATGTGGTTCGTCGGCTCTTATACCAACAGCGTTGTGCCATTTTTTCCAGCCGAGGCTTTTTAAATATCGTTTGCTGGTGTGAATTTTAAGTTCTACTGTGCAAAACCGAATAAGAGCGTGTGGCAATATTCGCTTGTGCTTTATCAGCTGGTCAAATGGTTCTCCGTTACGACTGGCGCTATTGTGGTTTACTACTTGCACTCCTGGCTTTTCCTTGTAGAAATACTCCAGCCAGGTAATCGGAACATTCCATTTTTCTGCACACTTTTGCACAAAATCATACGTCTGCGGCATCTCTCTGCCGGTGTTTTGAAACAATACCTTTGCTCTTTCTGGTATGCCGTTGTTTGCCTGGATGATTTCATGCAATAAATATGCAGACGTGCGGCCACCAGAAAAAGATATACTTACATTTCCATCCGGCAGCACGTAAGGGTTCATCGCATAAATACTTTTTTGCATTTAAGTAAAAAGCGCTGCCAAACGCTGCTATTGTGCCAGGCTAACAGCTGACCAAATCTACCGGTAAAATGCTTATCGATATTACTTGTCATATCTTGTATCGCAACCAGATAGCCAATTAAAGGTTTCGTATTTTACGCGGATAATATCGTCAGCAATAGTATCGACGACATGTTTCTCCGTATAACAATTTTTAGAATACTTGGGCGGAATGTCATGCAAATCCGCGATTTGCAGCAGCGTGTATCCCTGGTTAATTTTATAGTTAATGTAGTCTTTTGCTTCTTCATGCTCCATAAATATTCCTCCTTGCTTGAAATAAAAAACTGTCTGTTTGTGAATGATCCTTGAGCGTCACTACTGTGCCTAACACCTGGCGCACGTCATCGAGCGTCTTGCATACAGCGGTGACACAACCAGCTGTTGATAATGCTTGCAGCGTTTTGTTTTGTGCTGCCGTTATGGTGTTCTTGCCTACTTTTAGTTCGATAAACACCGGCGGCTTACCTGGACAAAAGATCTCGAGATCCGGCCACCCGGTACACATGCCAGCTTTCTTCAACTTGACACGATGCGCCACATGGCTTTTGCCCTCGTTTGGTGAATGATGAAATATTGATCCGTCCGGTAAGGCAACACGCAGATAATCCGCAACCAGGTTTTGCAGCTGCGCTTCTGTCATACTTCGTCCTGGTAAAAATCATTTGGCTGCACTGCGCCATCCGTTGCGACTTTGATCCGGCGCATGTATTCCTTGTTTGGATGCACTGCTCGAGCGGCCCCTGGATGATTACGATCTAAGCACCAGCGATGCACAACACCAGCACCAGGCGCATCAAGCAACTCTGCCAGCTGCCGATACGTCAAACCTCTATTCTTGCGCCATTCCTCAAGTTTCAAATCAATATTCCTACAATCAAGATATCAATATTACGATCAATAATATTGATTTAACAGATTAAGTTACATTGCTCGATTTTGCAAGCGTTATATAATAACCAATGATGGTTGGCATAAATATGATTGACTTACTCAGAATTTATTAATACGTTAAATGTCTTACGTAACACTTGTTGTTACAAAATACTTGATTTGCTACAGTTTGGAGGATAAACATGAACATACTAAATATACCATATTTCGATGACGATATGACAGAAGTACAAACAGTAAGCAATCTCAAACAACTATCAAAAAGAGCCGGCATGTCCGGTGTGCAGATCGCAGAACAAATGGGCTTGCGCCCCGAAACTGTATCCAGGCACTTAAACGGCAAGCAGAATATTAGCATCGAGGATGCGATAAAGTACGCAAAGATCCTGGGATGTTCGCCAGAAGAAATACTGTTTCAGCGCAGCATGTGTCCTATCATCGGAACGCTATCAACAGCTGGTGTGCTTGATATGTTTGGACAAGACGAATCAAAGCAGCGTTTTCTTGCCGGGCCACTTAGTTTCCAACCCTATCATGCCGCATACTTTGCGCCCGGATGGTTTACAAAAAAGAAAACAGCAATTGCTATTGTTGATCGCCGGCCCATAGACAAGCGCTATGTTCACGATCAATCTGTCGGTCAAATTAGTATCTGCATGGTTAAAAACTGCTGCAACAGTGGAAAAAATGTTGCCGTGTGTGGATACCCTTTTGAAAACAGCGATTTTAAAACGCATACAGTACGTCGTTTAATCAACATGGTCGAGGCCATGCAATCTAAAGACAGTAAAAAGAAAGTGCAATATCCTACCTCTGAAACCGACTTTATGCCTAATTGTTCCTTACAATGGGCCACACCGGTTCGCTTTATGCTTTATGATCCGGCAGCGGAAGGTTTTGAAATTCTAAAAGATAATTGATGCAATCTGCAATATTATTGATTTTAGTTATTGACGCATAGTAACAATATTTGTTATCACTGTTAGACGCGCCGTGTTAATCCTTCAAGCGGCGCGTACCAACTTAGAGAGATAACATGCCGCTGCCCGAACTTACACCCGACTATGCTTTGCGCTTTGACTACCATCACCATAGCAATCCTATGTCGCAGCCTCGAGGACGCAAGCTGTTCGACAAAGTTATCGTCCGGCCCATGCTTGATAAGCTTTGGAAAGAGGATCCGGATCGTGCTAGGCAATTAGATCCCAATCGTGCAGCATCACCACGGATGGTCGCCGGTACGTCAACACAAAAAGCTGTTGATAGCGTGCTAAATATCGATGATGCAGAACCCATGAAACTTGATGAAGCGCACTCCTGGGCCAAATCTGAGGGCCTAATTTTCGAGAATAGGCATTTTATCAGCGATTTTCTTGGAAATAGCGACGAAATGGAGGTCGAGCTTTACAAAGAGGAGATTCCGCTGGTCATCAACCATGCGCTCGAGGGATTGAAACAAGCCATGTCCAGGGAGAACCGATATGTCGGTGAGATTATTCTCCAGGACAAGCTGCCAGGATGCGAACTGCCGCACAACACTCGGCCGGACTACGCTCGACGCGGCGATCTTAAAACAAAATGGAGCAGCGTAAAACGCAAATCATATCTACCTAATAATTTA